CAAGTCAAATACAACCACTTGCAATAATTCGATGAACTCATCTGGGATTGCTTGCCATGAAGCATAGCCCGCAGTAAATGCAATCTCTATCGCGTCATATCTATCATCGTAAACAGTTGGCTCAGATTGAATATAAACCCGTGCGTGTTCGCCCTGTATAGATGTGTAGTAATCCGTTAGTGTTTGCTGCACGTTACTTGCATCGTAGTACTTTACGCTGTTTACTGCTGTCACAGGGTACTTCTTTATAAGGATGTGATCCAAGCCCCTTTCGTAGTACCAATCGTCCATGTATAGCGTATAGCTGCGAGATTGCAGCACAATCCAAGTCTCTTGCTCGATGATGTCTACCGCAGCATTTATCATCTGAGTAATTACTTGGTCTTGGTCTGTACCTGTTATCCGCAGAAACTTCTTAACCCTGTCGAGTGGTATTACTGTTCCTTGTGGTTTCGTTCCTCTTACTATTCGCATATCAATTTAAAAAAGAAAGGGGCGGGAACATTCCCACCCCCGTTCAGCACTATGATGAAACAAAATTATTATCCAGTGTATCCACCTACCGAGATAGCTGCATCTTGAATAAGAGCGAAATCCCAGAAAGAGTTTAACACAAGTCTATCCATGCCCGAAGTAGCTACCGAGTAAGGATCTACCATCAAATCTATTGGACCAAATTGTGCGCTCCACGCTTTAGACCAGTCACCGAAGTAAGCCGCTTCCTGACCGGATGCGATGTCAGCGATTTGAGTGGAGTATTCAAAAGGATACATTCCCTCAATCATTCCTTCTTGTACAAGTGCGCTAACACCAGTAGCAAGTACAGCAGTTTGAATCTCGCTATACAATGAATGAGAAATTGCAAATCCTAGATTCCCTTGCAGATGGTTGTTTCCAAGAACCTCCTCAATCAATGCGTGAACCAATGCCACACCCGTTGCGCCCGTTACTTGTGTCTTACCTGCTCCGAGGTCTGCAAATGATCCGTTACCTGTGTCATCTGTGAATACAGCATACTCAAATTTGGCAGCGATTGCAGAAGCGAAAGCATTACGCAAAGCACCTTCCAAAGAGTAGTTAGCTTGCAATGCAGCTTGCTTTGAGTAGTTTACATAACCCGCTAATCGAATAGGAGTCATATCTACTTTAGTGGTAGCAGAACCACCGTCAGCAGCCGCATCTACTTCACCCTCCCATTGAGTAGATACCGCACCGATGATAGGTACGCGAGTGTCCTCAACCGCGCTGATGAAAGTACCACCTAGCTTACTTAGGATAGTCTTTGCATATACACTCTGAACAAAGTCAGTAGTTTGGATGCCTGTGGTTGTGTTCTCAGTTACGTTTGCACGTTTCTCAGGAGAACTTAATCGACTATGTATCTTAGAAGGAATGGCGATGCCATTTGTGGATTTGCCAATCTTGCGAGCTTCTTCTTCTCCCATTTGGCGAATCTCCTTGATGTACCCTTCATCTTTCGCAACTCCGTAAGCAGCACGAACAGCCTCACCAAATGTGAAGTTATCTGCCATTTTTTGAAGTTCACGCTCCTCAGAAGTAGATGGAGTAGCACCCGCAACACTAGCTGCTTTCTTGGCTTCTACTTTGGTCACTTCTTCAAGTCGCTTTGCTCGCTCGATGTCACCCTTTAGACCTTCTGCTTGTTCGGTCAAAGAATCAATAGAGGCACGTTGCTCGTCTGTGAGTGTCTCCCCTTCCAACCCTTTGACGAAATCTCTTACCTCTTGCTTTTTGGCTTCGAGATTCTCTGTCAATTCTTTTACTGATTTCATTTTATATGGTTTAATTACGTTACAAATATCAAAGGAGTTCTAATGCCCCTGAGTTACAATTTTTTCAAATCAAGTCTATCTTAACTAGGTCGATGGTAGGATCGTATGTTTTAGGCTCTTGCTTTGGCTCAATGCCCGCAGCCCTCATGCGCTCTTGCATCTGTTTGACATCTGCCGTAGTGTCTGGATACCACGGATTAGATACAGGTCCTAGCTCGTATAGCTTCCCTATCTTGGTGATCGTTCTATCGTAGCTATCCCCGCGCTCTTGCCAATCTTCATCCTCAACTGTGAACATGAAGCTAGACCCCGCGATTGTCTGTGTGCGGATTAGTTCTGCCATGTCGCGCCCTAGTGATGTGTTTGGTGCTTTGAACTCGTATTTAAGCCCTCTATCATCTACACTCAGCTTTGCAGTTCCGTTGCCTGTACGCGCTAGAATGTTGTCGAAATTGTGATTGAATGTTACCACTACATCTTTCATATCAACGCCTTCAAATGCAGTCGGTGCAATCCTCTCTCTGAATCCTGTGTAGTCAGGACTCCACGAATCAAATACAGCAGCATATCCCGTGATATTGCCTTCCTCGTCTGCTCTAGCTTCTACGCTTGGTATAAATCGTATTTCGACATCCTTGCCAAATTTACTCTTGATTTCCTCCGTTGTTTTCATTCTTGTCTATGTTTGGATTGTTGTATTCATCTCCTCCCTCGTATGGATTGAGATTCAGTTCTTTTCTCACTTCATTCGCGTTCATTACGCGGCTCTGAATTAGCTTCATATAATAGTCTGCCTGTGCTTGCATATCTCCACGCATTAACCCCGCAGGGTCGAAGTCTATAAAATGATCTGACTTCTGCGCTTCTGTTAATAGCTTGCAGTCAAATTCGCTCTCTACACGATTAACCCACGGCATTAAAGTATAGGTCACGAACTGCCGCCCCGTGTGTTCGATGTTGTTGTAGTGAGAGTCGCTTAAATCGTTCACCATTGTTAAAGGCACTCCGTAGATGTTGCAGATTTGACGATCTGAGTATTGAACAGTATCTAAGTACAGCGCATCGCTTGGAGGTAGGCTTACTTGTTGGTATTCCATTCCACCATCTAAGAACGCTACTCGTGATCCACCTGGACCGTACAACCTCAACCATGATTCGCGGACATTCTTGCCCGTTTCTGCACTTGCCTTGCCAGGGTGCTTTATAATCCCCTTTACTTGCCCGTCATTCTCGTAGAACTCGCGGATGTACTGACTAGCTGAAAGTCCTTGACTAAATGTATGGCGATGGTATTGCACCAAACTCATTCCGCAGATACCGTCTTGTGATGGTCCTTTAATGTGAAGCACCTCATAACTCATAAAGGTGTTATCAGACTTCATCTTTGTAGCTTCATAGACTAGCTGTTTATCGACTAGCCTTACATCTACATCCTGTGGAGGTAGTGGGTATAGCCCCGTTACTCTGCTGCCTGTGCGCTCAATTAGAGAATAGTGATTGCCATGAGTTAGAACATCGCGCATCATTAACTCCTTCCAAGTGTAAGCAGTCATGTACGGATTCGCCTGTTTCCTTAAGATCCGCTCAATAGGATGCAACACACGCTCAATGCCGTCTGCTGCTTCTCTCTTAACCGCCAAAGGTAGCCCCGCAATAGATGTACTCAGAATCTCAATGCACCGCCATACAGTAGGCAGGTAGTTCATGCTATTCTCGGAGATGTTCTGAGTCTTTCGCGCAAAGAAGTTGACATTCCAATCTCCAATGAGTTTGTCAACTATGCTCTTGCGTGATTCTCCTTGTTGTGGCTGTTGCCGTGTTATTTCTAGTCCAAATAGTTTCATATCAGTTCTCTCATGTAGTCTAACTTTTCATTAATGTCAGACTCAGGGAATTTGAATGCTAGTGCGGCTTCCATAGTTGTTATGCCTTTTATCTGTGCTTTCAATGTGCCTAGCATCGTGTAGGCTGCGTTTATTTCAGTCTCCACATCTGATGGCATATTTTGGTTAGTGGCTTTTAGATAATCGCTGTACGGCTTCCCTTCTTCAAATGCTGTTTTCCAATAGCTTTTTAGCTCTGCTAGTAGTTCTTTTTTTAGGTTGTCAACTGTCTTGTTTAGGCTCACTACCTCGTAAGTGTACTTATCCGTATCCCAAACTATCTTGCTAGTTCTCTCATGAGTCTTAGCATTGTATGTAGGAAGCACAAGCGGGTAGAATCCCAATGATTTTAAAGTAGCTTCATCTGCATTTCTTACGCCCATTATTAACTTGCCATTGCTGTCGCGTATTTGCTTCGGCAATGTGCTATATCTGACTATCTTGTTGTTTTCTTCTCTTGCGTACATATTTTTAGCTTGTAAAATCTCCGTATGCTAGTCCACTCCCTGAGTTGTATAGGTTGGTTATGTCTGTGCTGTCTAGTTCTCTACTCCAAAAACCTATTTCATCCATTTTGCCATCAAGATAGCCCGCGCTTATTGGACTAAATTTCCCCGATGCTAATGAATTTGAAGTTGAGCCACCCGTATATGTTCCTGTTGCGTCATTTTCATACGATCCATCAATGTACATTTTTACATTAGTGCCATCTCTAACTACTGCAATGTGATACCAAGTTGTCGTACTTAATGTAGTAACAGAGTCCACATTGCCATCCTGGTTAACGCCGCCATCCCCACTTGTAGCCTGTAACACACCCGTGCTTAACACTCGTATATAAAAGTTTCTGCCCGCCCCAGACCAATCGTTTACGAAAAAAGCATCTGACCCAGGCAACGCATCCAAGTACCCCCAAAAAGAGATAGTAAAATTCCCTGTCAATAGGTCGCGCAACCCCGATGGATAGTAATAGTAGCTTGTGCTTCCGTTAAACTCTATTGCATCGTTTATGATACCCGTAGACCCATAGATTAAAGCGTTCTCAGTTGTCGTGTTGTATGAGTTGTGGCTATCTACTAACGCACCACTAGACTCGTCTAGTTTGTAGTAACTTTCAAGCCCCGTTAGCAGTCCATTAGTAGCACCACCGCCCTGCTCTATATGCATTCCGCTAACTCCTATCATGGCGTGTATGTTACTATGCTTGCTACAACTACTTCGCTTGACCCTGTGGCATCAAAGCAAGTGACTGTGATTAAATTCTTTTGGCTACTCGAACCATCGTATGAGCCACTAACTACATCCCAATAACTAGGGACAGTCAATGTAAAGTTACCATCTATCAAAAGGTACTTAGTGCCAACCCGTAAATTAGAGTCTGTAAGCGTTGTATTGCCGCTTAATGTCTTTTCAAATGTTGAGTAAGAACTCCAATCAATCGCAGTACCTAGTGCGCTATTGTTTGCGCTATATTCTGCACCAACCTTTGCGAACTCAACCGCATCATCTGCAAGTTGCGCTGTGTCAACACTAGAAAGAGTTGCCAAAGAGCCTAGACCTAGCGTTGATCGTGCCGCACTTGCGTCTGCGTCGTCTACCAAACTAGCACCAAATGTGCTGATTGTGGTGTTGGCAGGTAGCGATAGCGTCTTAATGTCTGCATCTACCTCGCTATCCATCAAAGCCCCCGCAGCCGTCACATTGTCGGTATCTGTAACATCCGCGCCCGCCTCGATACCATCTAGCTTGGTCTTATCACCATCGACAAATGCCCCCTCTGAGGGTTTGACTTGCAGTGTAGATGTGTCAAGTGCTTTAATTCCCGCCAAATCCGTAACTTCAGAATCCATGAGCGCACCCGCTGCCGTTACATTGGCTGTATCGGTAACATCCGCACTTGCTTCAATACCCGACAACTTGCTCTGCTCTGCATCCGTGAAAGCGTTAGTATCTGCATTGCTCTCGTATGCTGTTTTTATCTCTGCCGCTGTTTGATCTGCTGTTGCTCCATCTTCGACATTTATCAACGTCCTAACTTGAGTTGCTGTTAGTTCTTCACTATCCCCACTTCCTGCCGTTACCCGCCCAAGTATGCGGTCTGCCGCTACGTTAGAAACCACATTTACCGTAGTACCTGAACTAAAGTCGCTGAAATCAACGTACTTTAAGTTGTCTGAGTCGGAAGAATCCTGCACTAGCACTTTGTCGGTTGCCTGTGGCGTACCCGCATCGGTTAGAGTTGCTCCGCTCA